ATTAGCACCTACTGATTGCCAAGGGGTATGTAATTTCTGATGTTGTGGACGTGAACTTAAATCTTCTTGTACTAGATAAGGCAGTGTTAATCTTGAACATTCAACTGCGGTATGAAGGAACTGAGTTCTACCACTGGTCAGTTGATTGTATCTATCACGTGCTTTCATTGTTTATTTTTTTCCAGTTGGATTCCGAGCAGCTTCTTCGTCAAAGTGACGGTACTTATCTTGACCTTTGTAATCCCTAGACTTACCTCTATAATAATCCTGTTTAGATCTATCATGTTTGTTAGGTATTACAGCATCATTTACCATATCATCTCGTGATGGACTACCAGGTAAGATAGGAGTTTTCTTTACTGGTTCTGGAGTTGCACTGCCTGACATTAAACACATATCTCACTCCTATATGTTAGTACCACCAACAGGTGAATCAGGAATATTAGTTGATGCTGTTGGATCAATTGCTGAAAATTCTTTAACACCTTTTTTAGCTGCTGCTATTTCTAAGGCTTTCTTTTTCTTTGTAGTTAGTTTATCATCGTCTCCAGTTTCCTTACCTTTAATATCCTCAGGTGATACATACTCAGGTGCTGGATCCGCTGACTTCATAGCCGGAGCTGGAGGTTGCGGCTTTGGCATTGGAGGTCTTCCACCTATACACATTACTTTTCTTCCTCTATTATAGTTTTAATATATTGTACCACACTAGCTTGGCCAGCACGATACATGATTGATTCAATAGATTCTTTGGGGTGGACAGGTTGCCATTTGAAATTGTCTTCTACTTTTTTGAATAGCTCATCAACTCTTTCGTTGTGAAGCTTAAGCGTATTTAGGGAGATTTGTGTTGGCATGTTCAAAGAATGCGGGCATTCGAGCCCGTTTAGTGTCAGAAAACTCTGGCGCTTTGCCTTCGTACATTAGACGATCGCTTGCATTCAGCCAGAATTTTTTGTCCAAATATTTGTCGTAGGTATTTATACCTAGGGGTTGAAGAACCCAGTTAATGGTGGCCTTCCTAAGTTTATCCAAAGAAGGAGAAGCAGAAAGACCCAGCTCTGTGCATACAAGAGTATTACTTGCCACATGGATCTGTTCGTCTCGGCTGATGTCTGCTGATACTGTGCGAAGAGCAGGATCGCCATTAAACCTAAAGAAAGGGAGAAGAACAAAGAAGATAGCTCGTTCTGCGACAAGTGCTTTAAGAACGGTATGGTCGGGATGGTTAATCCAAGCATCTCTTAATAACTTCCCCTCATTCTCATCTTTTTCATTGACATTATGTACATCTGCTATATATCCCAATGCGAGATCGTGCCTTTCCTCATCCTCAACATTCGATTCAAGGAGTTTTCTGGCATTATTGGGAACACTCTTCTCCAAGCCTTCACTAATGAAGCTTCCAACAGGGAGCTCCATATGACGTATAGAGAGAGCACGGAGGATGGTTTCTTCTGCACCTTCTTTAAGCTTTCCAGCGGTAGGTTTTACGGGTGACCACTTACGTTTGCGGTCATATAATTTATCATAAGGATGTTGTCTCATTATTCTTGACAGTCACAGGTTATCGGCTCGTTTCCGAGTATATCCTGTAAGTAATCATCGACTTCGGCTTTATCTAATGCTGCATAAGCATCGCTCTTATCCTGTACGTCGCCCATTACTTGCAGGGAGTAGTATAAGGAGGTCTGGGGTGATAGTAACCACTCTTCCACGAAGTTTCTGTCATATGTAACAACATCACTCCAGCTATTAAATGAATAGCCGTGAAGAAGTCCTGTTTTCTCTAACATTATCATGATGCCATCAGCGACACTCTTGTAAGCATCCCATCCGACTTCACTAGCGATCTCTACATCGCCGTAATCATAGTGTTGTACACCAAAGGTACCACTATCTCTATCTACACTCCTAGCTATAGGAGGTGCTATTTCTGGTGTAGTTGTGAAGCCATCCAGATCTTGACTCTTGTATGAACAAGAAGCCGTGGGAGCTATAGCAAAAGCTCTCACCATATTATTATTTTTTGCTATATACGCTGCGCCTTCTATACCTTCCCTTAAATTATAGGCAATCTCTAATGCATTAGCATTGTCACCATAAGGTAAGGTATTGTTTACTGCATTCAAGGCTTCTCCAAACTCCTTATATGTTACATCATATCGTCTGAGTAGGTTGGATAAGCCAAGCATTCCGAGCCCGACTTGCCTGTCTTTGTCCGAGGGTAGGTACTCTCCAGTCCCTCCAACACCTGTTCGGCCATGGAGATCGCACAACTCGGACATACCTTGAGCGAAAGCCGCTTTGAGATCCCGTGTTTTACAGGCTGACAAATTAATATGTTCGAGCAGGCACGTTCCTCGTGAGGGCAGGTAAACTTCAAGACACACGTTTCCGTAAATTCTTTGGCCATCTTTATATTTTATTTTGTTGAGCCAGATATCTCCTGACTTGATTCCGTGAAGGATGGCGTCTTTAACTCGGGCGTCTGTGGAGTTCCAAAGTCCGGTGTCGAGATCGACGCATCGTTTAATCCAGGGAGCTTCGGAACGGGGAAGCTGCACGAACTCAAGGATATCGGGATGGTTAATATCAAGATGGGCAACCACAGCCCCGTTCTTATAATGCCCACCCCTGCGAAGTGTTTCATTTAATACTGAATAAATTTTTGCGAAAGAAACTGGACCGCTAGCTGTCAAGCCACGTCCATTTTCATGACCTTTAGGTCGTAGTTTAGAAAGGTGCACTGCACACCCTGCCCCATGCCTCAAAGCATGTGACACAAATCTCCAGCTAGCCTCAATGCCTTCTGGACCCTCCATGGAGTCATCAACGACAAATACAGTGCAGCTCACTGGAAGTCTTGATTCTGGGTTATCCAACCAAGATTGGACCCGACCAGTGCGGGAAATAAGTTCTGCCATTAAAATAAATCTGATAGATTAGGTGGTTTATAGTTTGGTCCCTTTAGAACCTTTCCATCGTCACGATATATTGGGTTACCATCATCGTCAAGTTTGGACATATTACTTTTGTGTACACGATCTAGAGCTTCATCTAAAAACCATCCCATGTTCTCAGCATATTGGTAGGCTACATATACTAGATCAGCTAATTCTTTTAGAGCATGTTCTTGGTGATTCTTTCCATGCATGAATAAAAACCCTTCAGCTTCTAAGAATTCTTTAAATTCCTCAATCAGTAACTCTTTCTGATACGATCTCCTCGTACGATCTGTCGAGTTCTTGAGGTTGTATTTCGTACGGAATTCCTTGGCTTGCTCTGAAATAAACGTCTTTTTCATGGTGGAGTTCGTTTTGTAAGTAGTGAATAGCTTTTTCTAAGTCTTGTATCTTGCTATCTGTTTTATAACCTGCTCTGCAGATATACTTGATAGCATTACCGAGGTGAAAGTTTAATCCTTGCTCTCTAATAAAATCCCAAACATCGCTGGAACCTCGTTGATAGTAGGATGGACCGTTGGCCATTGTTTAATAAGATTTTTAATTGAATTTCCCATAACAAAATTTTGTTTTTGCATGGCTAAAAATACGGTAATGATATCTTCTCTCTTCACTTCACCACTATTTAGTCTGTCCTTTAACACCCTCATCTGTAGATCCTGTTCCATCGTCAATTTTGTAATCGGAGGAGGGGGTCCAAAGCTTTGGTTGTTTTTTGGTGAAGTCATAATCATCTACCGTTAGTATTCTTGCTAGTCTAGCATTAGCTAGAGCTGTTACTTGGGTGTACCCTTTATCATTAAAGGTTTCTACAACTGTTTTCCAAGAGTATCCTTTCTCTTTGAAGATAGCTTCAGCTCTCTTAACTCCAATACCAGGTACTCCAGGGTATCCATCAGTTTGGTCACCAGCCATAGTCTGAATCAAATGCCATTTTGCTCCAGCATCTGGATCGATTGTGATTGTTTCGTCAAAGTTATATAATTGTCCTGGAATTTGCCTCATATCTTTATCAGGTGAAGCTATTATATTCCCAGGATATTTTGTAGCATAAACACCTAATGCGTCGTCTGCTTCTAACTCTGGTTTTAAAATTACTTTATATTCTTTTCTTAAAGCATTGATGACACGTTTATATCCACAAGGCTTTTTACGATTTCGATGTCCTTTATATTCAGGTAAAATTTTTTTTCTAAAATTCTGACTGTCTGAAAAGAACAATATTACATCAGCGAATGCACCAAGTCTCTTTTGAAGCTTGGTAATCTCTCTCTTTGTTGCGTTGTATGCATCACTAAAATGACTAGTGACAAGGATAACGTCATTGCCAAAGTCAATTTCAGTCTCTGCTGCAGCGCACGACTTATATACGATGAAGTCTGCATCACATAGGATTTTCATAAATTAGTGTGTGTCGGCCCATGTCAATCCATCCTTTGCTTCAGCACCTACGGGTATTCGCATATTGTAATACTCGCCAGCCTCAGCTGCGGAGAGAACAAGAAGAGATTTGAGATCATCAACATGTTCTGGTGTGGATTCGTACTGCAACTCGTCATGAACAAAAGCGAGCTGGTTGCAGCGTAGACCCATTTCTTTGATATGGTCATGAGTGGTAACCATCCATTTTTTAGCTATTATTGCAGCCGACCCTTGCAATAGGTAGTTTAATGCCTTATGTCCTTTGTCAACATGGATATGACGATTGTCGAGTCCACGAACAAAACCTCTCTCACTAGCCTTTTGTACGCCCTCCAGTAATTCCTTAAGACCTGGTATGGCATCAACATAAGCTTTACGTATCTCTTTTCCCTTCTTCCTAGCTTTCGATTGTGAAAGTTGTTTGTCATAAGCATAGCCAATACGTTCATCGCCTGCCCCATAAAGAAAGGCATACGAAATTGTTTTTACTTGTTTACGAGTGACTCCAATTTTATCAGCATTTTCTTGGTGTATGTCCCCTTCGACAAGCACTCTAGCGTATCTCCCTCCATCATATCTACCGAGATAGTGAGCAAGCATACGTAGCTCAATGCCGCTAAGATCAGCACCAACCAATCTCTTGTTTGGGCTAGCAGTGAATAAACGTCTAAATCTTTCATCACTAGGAACTTGCCCAAGATTCGGAGATCGATGGGCACATCTAAATGTAGCTGTTGCTACTGAACAATGGTGGTGAATCCTAGACTTCGTAACAAGCTTCTGCCATGCGTTCACGCCTTCGGATATCATCCCTAACTGCTTCGTCAGAGTTAGTAGTGTCAGAAACT